CCTATTCCCCAAGGGCGGCTTTTATGCCATTCCATGAGCGCACCGAGCGCTGGTCTTGCTTAGTAGCACACCGTAGAGCTGGAAAGACCGTAGCGGCAATCAATGACCTGATTAAGCGAGCTATCACCGAGGGCAACAGGTCAGCCCAATACGCTTACATTGCACCATTCAGAAGCCAAGCCAAGCGGGTGGCGTGGGATTACCTCAAGTATTACGCTGCGCCTGTGACCAAAGCCACTAACGAATCCGATTTGTCGGTGGAGCTGGTGAACGGCGCAAAGATAATGCTGTTTGGCTCGGACAATGCGGACGCAATGCGTGGTATGGGATTTAACGGCGTTTACCTTGACGAATATGGCGACTTTAAGCCTAGCGTATGGGGTAATGTAGTCAGACCAACTTTGTCTAGCACTATGGGATGGGCCGTTTTCGGGGGTACGCCTAAGGGCAAAAACCAGTTTCACGACATTTATAAGGTTAGCCAAGTAGTGCCGGATTGGTTTCTGTTGCGGTTACCCGCCTCGGTATCAAACCTATTGCCCGACTCGGAATTGGAAGCGGCTCGGTCACAGTTAAGCCAAGATCAATACGACCAAGAGTATGAGTGCAGCTTTGATGCGGCTATTCTTGGGGCGTTTTATGGGCAAGAGATGCGATTGGCGCAAGATCAGGGCAGAATTATAGAATTACCTTTTGAGCCTGAGTCACCTGTTTACACCGCATGGGACTTAGGTTATCGGGACGATACCGCTATTTGGTGGTATCAGGTAGTTAGGGGCGAGGTCAGGGTAATGGACTATTACGCCGTATCAGGGGCAAGCATTGAGGAAATAGCCAATGTGGTTAACGCTCGGGGCTACCGATACACCCGCCATTACCTACCGCATGACGCAAGGGCAAAGACGTTGGCCTCGGGGGGGAAGTCTATTGTTGAGCAATTGGCTGCACACTTAGGCGGTATAAGCAAGTTAGCCATCGTGCCTGAGATTGGCATACAAGACGGCATCCAAGCGGTTAGGATGATTCTGCCAAGCTGTTATTTTGACTACCGGTGCGATGAGGGGCTAGAAGCGTTAAGGCAATATCAGCGGGAATATGATGAAGATAAGAAAACTTTTCGTCAAACTCCACGCCATGATTGGTGCTCACACCCCGCAGATGCGTTTAGAATGCTTGCAGTAGCCTATAGACAAGAGGCAAAAGACGAGACACCGCCCAAGGGCAAGACCCTGCAAACCATCACACTTGATGAGCTGTGGGACTATGAGATACAACATAAAGAGGAGCGTATATGAGCCAGCCAGTAGCAGAAGTAGGTGGATACAAGAACATCACCGCCACAGGCGCAGTCAGCACTGGCCCATGCCAGTTGATTGGTTTTTACGTTAACAACACTACCGTAGGCACATTGGTGCTACGCAACGGCGGCGCTAGTGGGGAAGTAATGTCCGGCACGATCACCCCAGCAATTGGTTTTCATCGATTTCCCGCCAACGTAGGTGTTAGTCTGTACGCCACAATTGCTGGCACGGCATTGGATGTGACATTCTTCTTTGCCGCTGGTAGCTGATCATGTACGATGAAACCGGCGCATATGAGGGCGAGGACGCTGGCCCTTATTGGCACGATCAAATTGAGACCGCTATCAAGATATTTGATAAGTGGGAAAAGCGTGGTCAAAAGGTTGTCAAGCGCTATAGGGATGAGCGTGATGCTATAGAAATGCCAAGGATGAAGTTCAACATCCTATGGTCAAACATCCAAGTTCTGTTTCCTGCCCTATACGGTAGACAAGCCAAGCCCGAGGTCTCACGCCGCTACATGGATCAAGATCCTGTGGGTCGCCTTGCATCCACTATGCTTGAGCGTGTCATGGAATATGAGACCACCCAATTCGGTGACTTTGATGCGGCAATGAGTGGCGCAGTGCAAGATCGATTGCTGCCTGGTCGCGGCACGGCTTGGATTCGCTATGAGCCTGTCATTGTCAATGATCGACCTGATGAAGATGACGTTTTAGATGAGACTGAAGAATCTCAGGTATATAACACCGTAGAAGATCCAACAGAGCGAATCGATGCGGCTCACAGCCCAATTGATTACGTCTACTGGGCTGACTTCTTGCATTCACCAGCTCGTACATGGGATGAAGTTTGGTGGGTAGCTCGGGCGGTCTACATGACCAAGGATGAGGGCGTAGAGCGCTTTGGAGACGTATTTAAAAACGTTAGCTTGACCAGCTCAAACACCGACATGGACGGTAAGAATCCCATGACCGCCAAGATGACCTACGACAAAAAGGCGATGGTCTATGAGATTTGGAACAAGCGCACAGCCAAGGTTTGTTGGATTGCCAAAGGTTATCCACAAGCGCTAGATGAGAGGGATGACCCGCTAGAGCTTGATGAGTTCTTCCCATGCCCCAAGCCGTTGATGGCAACCACCACCACCGGCTCAATGATTCCTGTACCCGACTTCTGCGAATACGAAGATCAGGCACAAGAGCTAGATAACTTAACGCAACGCATTTACTTGCTGACCAAAGCCTGTAAAGCGGTTGGCGTGTTTAATGCCGAGTTCAAAGAACTGGCTCGGATGTTTAGCGAGGGTGTAGACAACAAGCTATTCCCTGTGACCGCATGGGCGGCAATGTCGGAAAAAGGCGGCTTAAAAGGCGCTATCGACATGATGGATACCTCGCAAATCATTATTACTTTGCGTGAGTTGTATGCGGCAAGGGAGCAGGTCAAGCAGTCCATTTATGAAATCATGGGCATATCGGACATCTTGCGTGGATCGTCCAAAGCGCAAGAAACGCTTGGTGCTCAACAACTTAAGGCTAACTTTGGCAGCTTAAGGTTAAAGAGCAGCCAAGGCGATGTAGCTCGATTTGCTACCGACATCTTTAAACTTAAGGCGCAAGTTATATGTAAGTTTTACCCGCCTGAGTTGATTGTTGAAATGTCAGGTGTGATGAACACACCCGATGGTCAAGACCCGCAGATGTTGCAAGCGGCGTTGCAGATGTTGTCTAACAGCACCATACGCGACTTCCACATTGCGGTCGAGGCCGATAGCTTGGCTCAGATTGATGAGCAGGCAGAAAAGCAAGGCGCACAAGAGGCAATAGGGGCTATTGGTGCATTCTTGCGCGAGGCAATCCCTATGGTTACTCAAGCGCCCGAAACATTACCAATGGTTTCCGAAATGCTATTGTTCTTGGTGCGCCGATACAGAGCAGGTCGAAGTTTAGAGAGCGCAGTAGAAAAGGCCATGAAAGCCCTGCAAGACAAGGCAGATGCGGCTAAACAACAACCGCCAAGCCAACCGCCCGAAATGATGCAAATGCAAGCGGAGCAACAAGCCGAGCAGATGCGGATGCAGGCACAAGCGCAGACTGAACAGATGAAAATGCAAGCGCAGGCTCAAATTGAGCAAAGCAAGGCGCAGCTTGAGGTGCAGATGCAACAAGCTAAAGCGCAGGCTGATATTCAATTGGCGCAGATGAAAGCGGACTTTGAGACCGCTAAACAGAACAATGAACTCCAAATTAAAGCCCGAGAAATGGCTGGAAGGGAAGAATATGAGCGATTTAAAGCAGAGCTTGATGCTTCAACTAAGATCATGGTGGCAAGGATTGGTAGCAACCCTGGCATCGACTTACCAGTGGTTGAAACAGTGGCGGCGCAATTAGATAATCTTGGAAATAACCTTGGCGGTGCAATTTCAAGCGCAATGGATAAGATTGCCATGATGCACGATCAAATGGCAAACAGTCATGGCGAATCAATGCAAAACATTGGAATGGCAATGCAAAAGTTAGCCGCGCCCAAGAAAGTGGTTAGAGGTGCTGATGGCTTAGTAATTGGCGTGGAGATAGCATGAGCTTAATCCTTGCTGATAGAGTAAAACAGACTACCACTTCCACAGGTACTGGAACAATTACGCTAGATGGCTCGGTTGATGGGTTTCAGTCATTTGCGGTAATTGGCAACAACAATACGACTTATTACACAATTTCAGGCGGTACGCAATGGGAAGTTGGGATTGGAACTTACTCTAGCGGCACGTTGGCTAGAACAACTGTAATCTCTTCATCAACAGGCTCAATACTTAATCTTGCGGCAGGTAAAAAGGAAGTATTTGTTAGCTATCCTGCTGAAAAATCGGTCAATCAAGATGCCAATAACCGTGTTTTGATACCTTACACATCAGGCACAACCAATGTTGGCTCTTTAAATGTTGGTGACGCAACTGCACACACTGATTCGGGAGTAATAGCTGGGTTCACGGCAAGTGAGCCGTTATATCTTTACACAAGTCTGCAAAACACAAGCGCAAGCAATACAAGTTATGCAAGCTATGCTGTTAATGACGGCGGTCATACGGCCTATAACGAGCTTGGAATAAATAACGCAAATTACAGTTATGCGGCTGCGGGGTATCCAAATAATGGGTTTTCTCTACCTTTGGCAAGTTTTGTCGAATCAAATGGCGGCCCATTGGTTATGGGAAGTTGGGATAACCAAAAAATCAGTTTTATTATAAATGGCGCGGTTAGCACTACAGACGCTGTAACCATTAACACCAATGGATCGGTAGCGTTTAATGGGCAAGTGGGAACTGCGGGGCAGGTTTTGCAATCCAATGCTACTACCGCCCCCACTTGGGTAGATAACGCCGCAAAATGGGGAACGTAAGTGTTTGGTATATCAGCATTTTGTGAAACAGCCTTTGCAAGCGTTCCAAATGCAGTAACGCCTGATGAAATCCCTTTAGGCGGTCACTTTGGTTTTGATGAAAAAAAGCGTGATGAACAATGGGCAAAAGACCGCAAACTAGAAGCACAACGCAAGCTAAAACTGCAAGAGGCGCTGTTTGGTTTACCACCCGAGGTAAGGGAAGAAATCACTTCAGCACCCGCGCAAACAATAGAGGTTGCGGTTAGAAAACAAATTGATTATGATTTGTTAATGCAAAGGGTCAAAACCCTTGAGGTTCGTGTTAAGCTAAAACGTGATGAAGAAGATGTCGCAATGCTTTTGGAATTAATGTGAAAAGAACTTGGGTTTATCCATCAGACGGCAGCGAAGCCTACGAAGTCACAAGGGGCGAGTACCGAGATGAAGCGATGGCCTCGGTAAGAGGGGACATTGCACCTTTTATGTCGCCTGATGGCGTGATGATTGAGGGTCGTAAGCAATGGCGTGAGCACCTTAAGCGTACCGATACTATAGAGATGGGGCATTCGGACGTTAAGTATGCACAGCAAGAGTGGAACAAAAAGAAAGAAGCGCACCGAGACCGATTGCGTGGTCAGCTGGCTACGGTGCAAGAGTTTGATCGACCAGGCGCACCGATTGCACCTGTTAAGATGTCTAACCTTAACGTAGAGATGGCAAACCGCCTGCACAACAGACCAATGCCCGAGCGTAAAGAGATGATCAAAATGACTTTGGAACAAATGAAAAGGATGAAGTGATGGAAAACGAAGTTGTCGCACCCGACACAGTAGAAACACCAGCACCCGAAACCCAAGCGGTAGAAGCGCCCCAAGCAGAGCCGCAAAGCAGAGCTGATACCATTCGTGAGGCACTGACTAAGACACCGACAAACCGAGGCAAACACGCAGCCAGCCAACCCCGCGAGGGCGGCAAGTTTGCTCCTAAGTTCCCAACCGACCAAACCCAAGCGCCGCAAATGGCTGAAAAGCCAAGAGCAGAGATGCCCAAAAGCCTGCGCCTTGAGCTAAAAGAACATTGGGAAAAAGCGCCAGCCGAACTCCAGCAAGCCTTTGCCCAGCGGGATGCCGACTATGAAAAGGGCATCAGCACATATAAGCAAAGGGATGCCGAGGCTCGGGCAATTACTGAGTTATTTCAGCCTTATGAATGGATGTTAAGAAACGAAAACGCTACGGCGGCAACGGCGATTGCGCCATTGCTCCAAACGGCGGCATTGTTAAGAACAGGCACACCGCAGCAAAAATCGCAGGCGGTAGCGAAAATGATTCAACAATTCCAAATTCCTTTGGATCAAGTGGCTGCTTACTTTGGCGGCGAAGCACCACCGCAACAAGATTTGCACTACAATCAATTAGCGCAACAAGTGCAGCAGCTCACGGCACACATCACGCAGAGCCAGTACGAGGCGCAGAAACAGAATGAAAACCGAGCACTCTCGGTAATCCAGCAGTTTGCAGGCGACCCCGCAAACGCACACTTTGAGGCAGTCCAAGACCGAATGTTGTCGCTTCTCCAAGCGCCGCAGGTTCTAGGGGACATTGGTCATATGTCTGAGCGCGAGAAATTGCAAATAGCATATGACACCGCCGTAAGGCTTGATCCACAGTTGGCACAAGGTTTATATGCTCAACAGCAACAAAGCTACGCCGCGCAGAATCAAGTACAGAAAGCAAAACAAGCGGCTGTGCAAGTGAGGGGAGCGCCTGGCGCTGCCATCTCGGGTGCAGTCAATCAAACTGATCGCCGAGCCGTCATTGCCAATGCGCTGCGGCAGGTGAATTAAAAAGGAGTAAATCATGGCATACGCC